ATCTGAACTAGGTTCAGTAAACTTATCTTGAGAATCGCTAGATTTAGCACGTTCAAACTTAAAACCAAAAAGTTCAGCCATAATATCTCCTACTAGTATCTCTTATTTAGTAGGTTTAGAAACTTACGCCTGAAGGTTCAAAGTGTTGATATCTCCATGAAACCTCAAATGATTCAATGTCTCCAGCTTCAGCATTTGTCAATTCAATTGCAGAAATAGTCAATGGATAAGCATTTCTAAAGATGTAACTCTTCAGAACAGTATCATCTCTGTCCAACTGTTCTACAGTCAGATCAGTTTGATATGCAGCTGGGTTAATTACTCCAGTATTTTCTGCAAAATCATTAATACCATTATGCCATCTTTCCATTGCGTTTCTGATCATAAAGTCTGTATCATTATAGAATGTTGTACTCCATGTCTCAGGTGCTGGTCTGTCACCAGATACATAAATGTTTCTACCTCTAAATGGAATTGGAATTTCACCTAAAGTTGATGCAGGCAGATTTGATGCAGAAACTAGAAATGATGTTCTACGAACATCAAGTCCTATTGCGATACCAACTGGTGGAGTAACAGTTACCCTGTATTGGTTGGCTCTTGCACCACCACCTATTAAGTTTGCTTTAAAGTCGTCTATATTAGCCATGTTATCCTCCTATCTCACTAAACGCAACGCCCGTTCTTGCGGCGACAAAGTTTAGAGTAATAAAGTTGATAGACCTAGATGGTTTAATAAAGATGTCTGCAATAAACTCGTTTCTGTCTACAACTTGACCAGTATTATTTGATGCGTCTGCTTTAACAGTAAAGTCCGTTATACCCCTTCTACCTTGAACCTCTCGTAAGAATGGTTCAATCAAGTTTCTAAATTGAGCTCTTGTGAACTCATCATTGAACTCAAAGAGTTGAAACTTAGCTGCAGTTGCGATTGCTTTTTCAAGAACCAAGAATAGTCGTCTGACGTTAATACGGTCAAATGCACTTGGTTTTGATAGCGCAGTCTTATCACCAAAGAGTGTTACCCCTTGGCCTGGGAAGTTAACAACTGGGTTAACTCTTGCACGATAAAGAATATCTCTTTCTGCCTTACTTGGGTTTAGAGATAGTTTTATTGCACCCCGAACTCTACCACGATTATATCCAGCTGGAGAGAACCATGCATCTGCAACATTGTCTGTGTTTGCACAAAGACCAGCAGTATCACCATTCAAAGGAACATGTCGATAAACATCGGCATATTTGTCATACATATATTTGTATCCACTATCGAATACCATGTAAGATGAACTTGGACATAAATCAAATGCAGTTTTAACATTTTCTGTTGCAGTTGAAGAAAGTGCAACACCTACTGTAGCAGCACGATGTGGAGAAACAAATCCTACACAATCTTTACGACTTTCTACAAGAGCTGTAATCATTGTTACATATGTATCATGTCCAGCTGCAGTATCAGTTGTTATACTTGAAGAACCACCTAAGACTAAATTAATGTCTAATGATTCTGAATCTGCAAATTTATCATATGCAAGTTCCATTTCACCAGCAGTTACTGAGTAATCGTCTGTTCCACCTGTTAGTGCATCAATTGTAATTGGAATAACTGAGGTGTAAGCAGCTGTAATATCTGTTCCCCAATTAGAACCAGCAGAAATATGGTCTGTCCAGTAGATGAATTGAGATGTAGTAAAGATAACATCTGCGTAATAGTTTGTTCCACCTTGTGCAGTTTTTCCATTAGGGTTCTTTGACATATTTCCAAATATTTCTATAACACCAGCAGTTCTTCCACCAGCGGCAGTTGAAATTGCACCAGTAATATCACCAGTTGTGTCATATACTACAACGTGAAGTTCGTCACCAGCACCACGACCATTATCTGTTGCATAATCAGATGTGCCTGGCGCTCCATCAAATAAGTCGTAGAACTTCCAACGTCTTTTGATGAAAGAGTCATCTGGTATAGCGTTTTGCAGTCCAGCACCATTTGGGTCATCTTTTAATCTTATTGTTAAGTTATTAGTAGAAATGGATACAACTTCGTATTCATTGTAATCATCTACTGGTGTAGTGTTAGCAGAATCTGAGAAGAATGAAATTAGATCACCTACATTGAAAGCAAAACCAGTTGCATCAGCATCATCAACCGCAACTACTGTTGCACCAACAGGTTCAAGTGCAGCTACTTGATTGTCTGTACCTAAATCTTGTTCATACGAAGTGGCAGTTGCACAGATTTCAACACCGATTGAATTACCGTGTGTTCCAGCAGTCCTTGCAGCCCATTCTCCATGAGAACCTTGGCCAGCTTGAAAACTTGCTTCATAATGATCATCATCACGAATAAGTATTCCAGAGTTTGCACCAGCATTTACGATTGCTGAAGCTGCTCTAACAACTTGTAGTGAATCTGAGTACTGCAAGAAATTTGCAGCGGTAAAAAATGTTTCAAACTGATTTCCAGTTGATAATGGTTTACCAAATATTTTTACTAATTCTTCTTCTGAGGAAATATTAGTAACGGAAGATACAGGCCCTTTTTCAAAGGCTCCCCCGATAGCACCTATTGAGGTGGCAACAGCTGGCACGACATTGGTTAAATCAACTTCTTTAACCTGTACGCCAGGAGATACTAAAAATGCCATGATTTTTTGCTCCTTTTAACTAGTAGTTAGACTTTTAAAAGTCTTTTTAGTCTTTGTTATCCCAAGTATTTATAAAAACGAAGTTTCTAAAAACTGTGTTTTATATGACTCAAAACTTATAAATAAACATATGAAAACACACTATGAAAAATATAAAGAGACAATTAAAAAGGTAGCTCGTAGAAATTATCGTAAGCGAGTTGCATGGTTAAACAATCATCTTGGTGAGCAATTTTGTACTCATTGTGGTGAAAGTGAAACCGTTTGTCTAAAATTATACCCCCATGATGTAGAAATTCGTAAGATTGCAAAACGTGTTGGAACTAATGATGAAAGTAGAAAAGAAGTACACAGATTAATGAACGAATGTAAAGTAGTTTGTTCTAACTGTTGGATAAAACTGGATAACGATTTAATTGAATTTCTTTAATTATTTCTGTTCTTCTTTCTGGCGTTAACCAAACCCATTCACTTATTTCTTCAGCTGTACGATAGCAACCTATACAGTTATTATCTATAATCTTACAAGTTTTAACACAAGGCGATTCTATATCGTCCCATGATATTCTTTGTCTCTTTCCTCTTCTCATTACCAATTAGTATCATATTGTCTTACTATTGGACTCCATCTTGTTCCATATTCATCAACTATTTCGCCAATATTGTCATCTTCTAATCCATTAATCATAAATCCAAATGGAGCCATATCTTGTTCTAATTGATCTTGATTTTCTCTATACATTTGCTCTCTTATGTCATTATTAGTTAGTTCTTTAAAATAAGTTTGATCTGTACACCAACCAAAAATAAACATACACGCAACCAAGTCATCATTACATCCATCATCTGCCTCAAAAGATGACCCCTTAACAATAAATGTGGATAGTTCATTGATTACATCATAATCTTCTACAATTAACTTATTATCTTCAATTAACTGTTTTAAATTAGAACAACCAATCTTTTTAACTGCTTTAGTTGTTCTTACACCTAACTGAGCTCTACCTCCAGAAAAACCACCACCAAGTATTTGACCAGCACGACCACGCATAGATGCCATAATCATATTGTCATATTCCATATCATAGTGCATAGAGTTTGCAACTTGTTCACCAATATCATTTACTTCAATAAGAACAAATGCAGTATTATATGCCTTTGCGACTTGATGTATTTTTTGTGGAAACAATAAAGGTTTAACTTCGTTGTCTCTATACTTTGCAACAATACGATAAGGAACTTGGGAAACATCGAACACAATGTACGCTGAGTAGTCGTTAGCGACCCCTCTAGACACATCAGCTGTTAAAAGGTATGTATTGCCCTCCTTTGGTTGTTCATAAACATCGAGTCCAGCATTAGACTGTAAAGGTCTTTTATATGCAAGTGTTCTTAGTTTATTTGGTGATATAAGTGTATCAATCGAACCAAGGAACTGACATTCAAACTCCGTATTAAACTGTTGTTCACTAGTATTTTTAATTGTTTCTTTTTTCCATTCCTCATCACGGCCAGGCACTTCGCTCCAATGAACTTCAATAGGAATATATGTGTTTCTTTGGTTTTCTGCGTCTGTCCATAATTTATAGAACATATTCATACCATGAGGTGTAGAAACAATCATTACTTTTGTTGTCTTACCAGATGAAATAGTAGGATATACAGAACTAAAAAATTGTTCTGCTACATTTGACGGCACATATGCAAACTCATCAAGAAAGATAATATTGTAAGAACCACCACGAACAGCAGATGCTGAAGTAGATGATGCAAGAATTTTTGAGCCATTTTCCAGTTCCAAAGACCCTTTGTTCCATGACATTACTCCTTGTTGCAACCATTTTGGTAAATGTTCATATGCAAGTTGTAATCTACTTAACAAATCTCTGGCAGTTGCAGCCTTATTCGCAAGAATTGCAATATTTACACTTGGGTTAAATAATGCATAGTGTAATATATAAGATATCATAGTTGTAGATTTACCAGACTGTCTTGGTAATTTACATATAGTAAAACGATTATTGTGAAATGTTCCTACCATTTCTTTTTGAAAGGAATACATTTTAAAAGGAACTAATCCTTCATCAAGAGAAACAATTTTTACATAATTTTCAATAAAGTGTAATGGATTGTCCATACATTTTTGATACTCAACAAGTTCTTCTTTAGTCCATTCTTGAGTTACATTCGCTCTTTTAAGATTAGGATTACCTAGATAGGTAGCTTCAACCATCAGTTTTACCTTTTAACATCTTTTGTAATTCAGCAGTTGATCCAACAAATAATGCATTGGTAACACTCTTTGGTGCATTACTGCCAGGTACTTCTTTGAGTTTTTTCATTTTATCTTGCAAATCAGCAAGTTTCTCTGTAACATCAGCTACTTGCTTGATACCGTTAAGTGCAACCTCATATGCTCGTGGATGCTCACCTTCTTTTGCAAGTTCTAAAATACCATCAATAGCATCTTGACCACGTTCAATTAGACTATAAAGATTTTCTCTTTGATACTTATAATCATTATCAATATCGTCTTCAGAAGAAGCTGGTGTAATCACCGTAGGCACTTTAGACGGAGTTTTTGCAGTTTCTTTAAATGCAGATTTTACAGGGTCAAATATTCCTAAAGCTTCATCTACTAAATTAGTTACATTGCTCATATAAATTATCCACCTTTTTTAACATCCGTGTCTGATACTGGATCATAATTTTTTGCATCTTGAAAGAACGATGTGGTTTCATTAAATCCAAAATCATCATCAGCGTCAGCAGTTGATGGGGAAGGTGTTACCGTATATCTTTGTTCTCTTGTTGGAGTAACCGCAGGCATATTTGTATATTGATCGACGGTAACAGTTTTGATAACACTTGAAGAAGTAATTGGGCCATATAGATAAAACTTAGTTGTAAAACTAAATGTGTATATGATTGCTCGTCTTGTTTCAAAGTCTCCCTGATAATTATCTTCGTAACCAACACTATTTAAAATAATAGGAACATCTCTTTTAATACCCATATCTGCCATATCATTAATAGTTAATGTATAATCTGGTTGAAAGTATGGAAGAATTTGTTCTACAATTTGTAACGCATCATCAGAGTTTTTTGCCATTGCATATAAAGTAATTTCTAAATTATATGGAACAGGCATAAACTGTGAGTCTAATTTATTTGCATCTGCACTAGCAGATTTAACTTTCTTAAATTTTTGTACACGATTTAGTTTTCTACCAGCATCATATGTTAATGCACCAATTTCAAAACCAAGTCTTGGTAAAGTAATAGATGTTGCAGCTGATACAGAAGGATCTGCGTTCAAACGAGTTAAATACTTTTGTTGAGGCCCGTATGCAAGTGGTACTTTCATTGCCTGTATTACTTCTCCAGAATTATTCTTGCGAACAATCTGAACACTATTAAACATAGTTCCAAACGCAACAATGACGTTTCTTATAGTTTCATGGTAAAATTGTTGACCTAACATTATATATTCTCCTTATTCATTATATTACCCGATAGTTCACAACAAGTGTTGAATCATCATCCATTTGTGCGCCTGTTAGATTGGTTATTGATACTTTAAATGATCCAGCTGCAATAGTATGTATATTAATACCAACTGCTAAGCTTGAACTTGCCATCACAACTGATGTTGCAAGGCATTTATCAGTTGTAACTACAATATCTGCATGTATTGCATCGTCTGCTAAGTTAGCATTTAATGTAATAGTGTGTGATATTTTAGCATTATTTGATGTGACTGCACCAGCACTTGATGCAACATCAGAAGCTACTGCTGTATTTCCAGCACTTGCATCTAGTATATTTAATTCTGCTGCGGTTGCACTCAGAGCAGTTGTTCCATCATTTAATGCTCCATAGGTAATTGTACCAGTAGTAGTAATTGCACCAGAACCAACATCAATACTTGTAAATCCAGAAGTAATAGAACCAGAGTCTAATGCACCGACTGACACTAGGCCAGTTGCAGTTGTTATTGAATTTTGTGTTGCAGTAGAAACTGTACCAGCCAAGTTACCAGTTACGTT